TCTTTTGAAGTTTTCTTTAGCTTCTTCTAACGCTATCTGCGATTGAGTTATAGCTTGATTTTTCTGCGCTTCAGCTTGAGCAGCCATTTGTTGTGCCTCGCCTTGAGCTTTAGCTTGCGCAGCCGCATTCTCTTGCTGGATCTTTTGATCTTCTTTAACCTTTCTAGCTCTTCGAATTTTTAACAATTGATTAGCTAGTTTTATATTTTTTATTTCTCTAAGATCAATAGCATCCGAAAGCTCTATCAACTGTTGTTGTAAAGCTTGCTGAATATTATTTTCAAGTAATTGTTTCTCTTCATCATCTGGAGCTAACTCTAACGTTATACCAAAATCATATAGATGTAGACCTTTTAAATCCTCTAACGTTCCTACGTTGTGGGTTCCTATAGCTTGAATAAAAGCATCTTTGGTTGGAGAATATTCTAATATGTCAGATATTCTCAACGATAAAGCTTCTGCTACTTCGGTAGTTAAAAATAATCCAGCTTGTAAGATATGACGTGTAGCTGTATTAGAATTAGCAGCAGCCATTTTTTGTATACCAACTAACGACCTAGCGTCTGGCATACTACCATCTCTAGCTTCATTAAGTCCGGTGACGTCGCGGATCATCTGTAGATAATAGTTATACGCGCCTATCAATCCTTGCATTTTCTGTCCACCAGATCCTGATTGAATTTCTTGAATAGGTGTTTTACCAGGATTGAATTCTCCATTTTCATTCATTGATCTACCAATAACAGAACCTGTTTGGAAGAACATGTTTAAAGCTTCTTGTGGGTTGTAGTTTGTTCCATTACCTAAATCGATCTCAGCTAAACCGTCAGCATCAAGATAAACTCCATCCGGAACCATTCGTGATAATACTTGTTGTAGCTTTAAGTGCGTTAACTGAATCATATCAGCAAAGCCCATGATTCTTCTAACTAAAGACTCGATGTTACCATTGTACATTCTAGGAGCAACTAAGTGATAGTTCATTTTCACTTTATTATAATCACTCTTAGGTCGAGTCATGTTTTTAGCTTGACCCCACTTTAATAACTTGTTAGATCCTAATATAAATGCTCCTTCATAAAGACATTCTATTTTTCTTTGAAGTTTAACAAAGTTACCTTGCTTGTCTTCTGGAGGATTAAACGTATCATCTTTTTTGATAGCTTTTTCTGCACCAGATCCAGTTTCTTTAACCTTATAAACGTCGTTCATGTACGTTTTGTAATTAAAGTATAGTATTTGAACTTTATTATTATCTGTTTTCTGACCCCCTGTATTGCTTGATCTACGTAGGTTTCCAGTATGTTGATTGTATTCTTTTACAATATCTTCTAATTCGCTAGGTGTTAAATTAGGAAACTCTCTAACCAACTCGTTTACTGGAATTGTTTTAACTTCACCTATATAGTAAATATCTTCAAAGTATGGAGAATCACTATATGACCAAACTAAATTAGATGGATTTACATAATCAATAGTAACACCTTCAGAAGTGTTAAACCCTGTTTTAACAGCGGCTATTCCTAAAACTGTAAGGTCGTAGAAGAATCTCTTCTTTATTAATTCGTATTTATTACCCTCCATCAATACTTTGATCGCTTGCTCTTCAGCTATCTCTACAGCTTGTTTATAAGTAAGCTGCATGTGGAGTTGTAGTTCTTCGACTGTTTCTGGAAGTTGTTCAGGAGGTGTATCAAAGACATTAACTTTAAACTTAGCATTAGCGAACTGCGCTAAATCTTTAGTGTCCATATCAGCTAATATAGACTCCATATAAGATGTTCTTTTATCTACGCCGTAAGGATCTTGAGAATATGCTTTGATGTCGTAGGTACGATTAGCCATACCGTTCACGACTATATCAACAAATTTAGGAATAATTGGAACAGGTTTCCAATCTAAGTTGAGATAAGATAAGTCTCCGTTAATAGATAACTCATCTTTATATTTTTGAACTGGTTGCTCTCCTCGAGCATACAATCGAAGTTTGTGGAACTCGGTTTTGTTGTTTAACCATCTACTACTATGAGCGAAATTATCTTCAAACCATTCATATTCGATAGCTTTAGCTACTTTTAATCCATACTCATGCGACATTTTTTCAAGATCGCTAACTACTTGAGATGGAAAATAATTTTTTATAACTGATCCAGCCATACTTATTGTTTAATTATTGTAGATATATAACCGTCTTGCTTATACCTAGCTATATTTACATTTAACTTCTGCTTTTCAATCTTGGCGTTAGGTGTATACAAGTGTCTATTACAAGCCATAATAGCTAATCCAGAACTGATAGATGCATCAAACTTAGTTCTTTTGGTTATATCAAATCTTGACCAATCGTTTAAAGTTTCGTTAAAATATATATTACCATAAACACCATCACCTAAATGACCAACGTGGTTTTGGATATACATCTCTATCGCCGAGGCATGCGCTTGTTTAATATCTTCACTAGAGTTTGGTATCCCACCAATCTCTTTTTCTGCAACTGACAACTTGTTCCAGGTTTTGTCTGGTCTATTCATAGAGTATCCCCTGTATCCTCTTCTTCTTAAATAATATAAGAGTCTAGGTTTGTTATTTTCACACAGTATAGGCATGCCGTAAAACACTAGTGACATCAACACGTCTTCAAAAAATATCTCTGCGGTCTGTGGTCTAGCTACATATTCTAAGAAAAAATGGTTTGCTGGCGAATCCTCCATTGAGAATTTAGTCAGTCCATGTAGCGCTCCTTTAGAACCTCTACCATCCACAGTACCACTAATATCGTAACTATCACAACCGAACGCACCCATGTGTTCGTTTCCTGGATACTTAATTCCATTTTTTACTATTACTTTATTTTGAAGGTGGGGCTGTGGTGTCCAACTAATCTTGAACCTTCCTTTTGGATCTGGGTAAAATATTACCTGAGAATCCTTAATACCATTCGCCCATTGAAAATTGCCAGTATTAACTATAGCGGCACTTCTCGCTCCTTCATTATAATCTATTTGCTCATATATCTTAACAAGATTAAATAAGCTATTTTTTGTTTCATCTCTAAACGCGTGTTCCGTTGTTCTCGGGAACTGACGATAGAATTCATTTAATCCATCTTGATCGTCTCTTAGTCCATCAGCTTCGTTTTCCCAATGCTCTATAATTCCTATATCTATTAGTTCACCATCTGGTCCGAGAACATCATCGCTTGGACTATCAAAAACTGGTTTTCCGTATTCATCAATAAAGCCTTCATAGTTCCATTCCATTGGGATAAACAAAGAATATAAACCAGACTTTGTCTGTCCATTTCTATTTCGTTTGGTGACATCTGAATCATTGTAGAGTTTCTTAAAATTATTACCACCCTTATCTAAAGCATTTGACGTTGATCCCATCATACACTTACCGATAATTCTACTACCTAATCTAAGACAAGTTTTTGTAACCCGCCAGTTATTAAGTATATTATCAGGTCTCTCCCATTTACCACTCTCATCATGTACTAACAACGCTAGCTTTTCACCATCATAACTATTATCACCAGTATTTTTCCAGTCAATAGTTGTATCTAATCCTTCTAGTTCTTCTAACTTCTCTTTACTCTGAATTTTACGTCTAGTAAACTTAGAAGCTGGAACCCTATAAGCTAATTCGCTTTTAGGTCGATCCATACCATCTTGTATAGGTTTGAAGAAGAAGGGATAGTTCATAGATATAGGTACAACCTTATCTGTAAACATCTTCTTAGCATCCGCACCACTTTTAGATAGTATTCCATATCTACTATCACTTGATATTGTAGCGAGATTAACTGCTTCTGCAGAACTCATGAAAGAAAATCCAGAACGTCTATTCTTAAGATAGCACATTCCATAACATCTTTTATCAGCTTTACACGCCTCCCAAAATATAAAGAACAATCTATTGGCCTCTCTAAAATCTGGAGCACCAACATCAATCTTACTCCATTGTAGATACATATAGTGTGTTCCAACTAAGTAAGTGTCTACTCCATTATTCTTAAACCAAAAGCCCTCATCTCTTCTCTTAAACTCTTCATCAATATAGTCGTGCCACTGATCTTTTCTTTCTTCTGGATAATCTCTCCAGTCAAATATGTTTTTGAGTTTAGATAACTCCTTAGGATACTCTATCTTTTGCCACTTGTTTAATTCTGTTTTGTACACTTGCACTGGCGCTTTTGGCAAAGCAACTCGCAAGTTTTGGATTTCGTATATTTCACCAATTTGTCCAGTTTTAGATATAACAATGATATCATGTTCTTTATTGTATCCATATTTCCATTTTTTACCCTTGTTCATACGGCTAATTGTCGTACGCTTTATAGGTTCAATTATTTTATATAAACTTTGCTCGTAACTCATTTCGATCTGCCTTCCGCGAAGCCTTTAAATACTCTGTCTTCTTTCTTTTCAGGTGTCTTTCCTTCCAGAAGATTTTCTTCTTCTTGGATACGGTTGAGAATTTCGAATGCATCAAATATAGCTAACTTTTTAGTAGCCGCCGCATTCTTTAGTCTATCAGCTGTTATATCATCGCCGCTATCTACAATAGCTTCTTTAGCAACTTTTATCAACTCTTCAACTGCCTTATGCCCAGCTTGGATTATACACTTCTTCGTCTCCTTGATATTCATATTTAATTGTAATAAATTTAGAGTATACCCTATATAATCTTTTATCGTTAAAGACAAATTCATATTGAGAGTTTGGCGTGAAACCAACTAATTCCCCCTTTTCCACAGTACCGTCAGTATATTCCACAATGCCTTTCAAAGGTTCTTCTTGATCTACATCAAAATCTCCTTTAGCTTTAATAGGTTGTATAAAACAAAACCCTTTCATTGGCAACCACTCTTCCTCATGTTTGTAGAGAAATATTTGATCTTCATATACAATATACTTGTCCTCTTCAAAATAGTTTTTACTATTCTTCTCATCTCCACGCACATCTGTCCATCTTCTAAAAACGTTATGGTGAACAAGAACAGTATCTCCTTTTCTGATACTAGTATTGTTTATTTTAGGTTCCTCTAAAACAACAGCTTCTCGATTGGTAAATTGATGATTAAATATATCTGTATTTAATATCAACTTCTTACCACCAACGTTTTTAGTGTTGTTGTATCTACTTCCTTTGGGAGACACAACAAAACTATAAACACTTTGCATTAGTATTCTAAGTTATATTCTATTGAAATAGCCATATTCTTATTGAAGTCTTTCCAAGGAATAACATTTTTATCTTTTCTAATATAAATAGAATATTTGTCTTCCTCTTCAATAATATCGCAGATCGTATGCCCGCCGTAAACCTCTTGGCCCACAGCGTAGTGCATAGCGTCTATCTTATAATCCTTCCCGATCGTTATCTTTCGTATCAGTTTCGTTGTCATCTTCATTATATTTAATTGTTCCGTCCATGATGTTTACATCGAACTCACCATACTTTTCTTTAAATTCTTTTTGGATCTCTGCTACCATGTCTTGGAGTTGACTAATATCTCGTAATATACTATGCTTTTGCATTTCTATTACTCCAATTTGCTTTTGAGCATCATTGATAGTTCTAACTACGTTCTGTAGTTTTCCTAGTTCGTCTTTGGTAATAGTTTCCGGTCTAAGGTTTTGCACCTTAGGAGTCTTTCTCTTTGCCATAATTTAATTTAATTTAAGTTAATTGTTTATTATCTGCAGTTTACTGTAGCTGCAACTACACCATTTGTTATTTCTATACTTACAAAGCTGCTACCGTTAGCAGTCACTTTGTAAAACCCGTTTCCCAACAAGCCTCTTCTATCGTCAGCTCTTCTTGAAATGTAAACTTTATCCCCAACACTGGGAGTTGGCCTACTGCCATTGTGGTAGTACGTCTTGTTAAGAGAGGCTCTAGTGTTGCAAGCCATCGAAGATTCCGCTGTTGTTCCAGTGATAGAGCCATACCCCTTCGCCATAACAACTTCTTTACGTCTTCTTACTAGTATAGGTTTATTTTTACCTCTAGTTTGTGCTGATGCGTTTGCATTACCTAATGCCATTATATAGCAGCGGCTCTAGTTCTATAATCTGGTCTTGGCGCTACGTAGCATATAACATCTCCAGCGTGTAACTCAACGTAATCATACATACCGTATAGAGTCATACCAGCAGGAAACTCTGTTCCACTACCATCTAACACTATAAGATCACTATCGTTGTCACTTTCGTTTGTGTCAGCACCCCAATCAGTATCTAATGTTTGAGTATCTTCGTTAGACGCAAAATGCGTGTTACCTAAACCAAGACCTTTGCCAGCGTCTAAAATACCTAGCCCATTACCACCAAATTTTGTTGCGCTTACCATAGTTATAGCGCAAACGTAATATTTAGCGTCAGATTGAGATAGATCTAATATAGCTCCATCACCGCTTAGGAACGTAGAGCCAAATTGTCCAAAGTTATAAGCTGTCCCTGTTGAGTTAATTCCCATAATTTTATTTTTTTACTTTTTCAAGGCTTCGTCCTCCGAAGTAAGCCCCAATTACTGTTATTAATACTAGTTGAAGAAGGTCCACATACGAATCCTTCACGTTAAAGTTAATTGCACCAGCATCAATAAATATTAATAGCATCGTGCATACTATTAAGAATATAAGCGTCATTGGACGTACATTCTTCGAAAGCCATGAATCTGACTTTAAATCTGCTTCCCAACGAGATGTGATGTTCTTTTCCATCTCAACCTCATAGTTAGCGATTAATTCTTTTATTTTTCTTTCCGCCTCGAGCTTCTCTTCTTTCGATGT